CTCCTAACACATTTTTTAAACTTAATGACTTAGTTTTCTTATTATATAGTTTTAGGAGTATATCACATTTTTGTTTTATCTCTGCTTCACTCATATTTTTATCAACTGTATCAAATAGTTGTAGTATTCCCCAACTCCTCATATGCGTTGAGTCTTGAGCAATATACACATCTCTTTTTCCTGTTTCTTCATTATCTCTTACAAGTTTGATTTTTGTATAAGTATCACTATCAATAGAAGAATTATAGTCAAAGTCCTCGATTACATCATTATTCATAACAGTATCAAGTTTCATTGATGCAACATTTTTTAGTGTTATTCTTCCAAAGTCATCATACAAGGTAAACATTTCTTTTTTTTCTCTTAAAGTATCATCTAGTGCAGTTAAAATCATATCAAATAAAGTTTTGTTTTCTTCTATTCTAGATATTTTATATTTTGTATCTTCTATGACATTGTATTTTAAATTAAAATCTTTAGCGAGCATTTTTATAAGTTCGCTTGCTGTTTTATTACTATATACATAAGTATCTTTATTTTTAAAATATCTTAACTGGTCATATGCAATAATTTTGATGTGATTTTCTTTATCTCTTTTCTTCTGAAATATATATCCATAGAATATGCCTACACCCTTGTAATATAATCTCACTGAATTACCTTCACAAAACTGTAGTATATCATCCATGACTATAGTAAACTCTAACTTAGAAGGTGTTCCTCGTCTTTCTATTTCCCATGTGATACCATCAATGACAGCAGGTTCGTAGAAATCTTCCCAATGTGCAATAACTAACCTTACATCTCTATCATTTGCTAACACTAATTCATCAACCAAGTTTTAACACCTGCCCTTTGTAAATAGTGTATTTACTTAAGTTTTTGCCCTTATTTGCCTTATCCATCATAGATTTATTTAGTTCGTATACTTTCTTATATAATGAACCATTACCAAGTTGTTTCTGACAAATTGACCAAAGGCTATCCCCTGCTTTTACTGTATATGTTTTAGTTTTAGTGTTTGTGGCATTGACTGAATCAACTCGTTTTGGCTCTATCTTTACGCTTGGTCTACCAGTCTCATTTTTAGGAGGGGCAAGAACTAACTTTTTAGTTGAGTAATCTCTATATTGCTTTAACTTTATTGCAACTTTTGTATCTGAACCATTTTCTGCATCTTCTGAAATAGCATACTCTTCAAGAGATACTTTTATATTAGTGTTAAATAGTACTTTATTACCTAATTCCCTCGATACAATAAATTGGAATGGCTTACAATCTGTTTTTAATAGTTCTAATTTACTTAAAAAGAATTGAACATCTTTAAAAGCTCCACGATAAAAAGGTAATTTATTATGTGTAAATTCTGCTTCAAAACTTATCTCGGATAACCCTTCTTTTTTTAGTATGTTTACTTCTCCAGTATTTATCAAATCAACTGTTTTATTTTTATTTGTTATTTTTATTTCTAATTTGCCAGGTGCGATTGGTAATTGTACTCCATCTAAATAAAAGTCATAAGCCATTTATATCCCTCCTTTCTAAACTACTCCCTCAGCAGATACAACCATAGCGTCATTTAATTTTTCTGTTAGTACATTAACTATTCCATCTAAGTCGGCATCTTTATTTATGTTATTTGTGTTGTTCATGTCAATTTTAATGTTGACTCCTGTAAAACGGTTTATTGTTTCCTGTTCTGCAATATCTCTAAGATATTTTAAGTCTTCTTGACTTTTATCCATTGTTTTAGCCATTTTAGCTGTATTTCCTGCGGTATCTTTTGCTCCTTTTGCTGCATCGCCCAAAGGTGAGTTTAATCCTGCTGAGCCTATTCCATCACCTAATCCATATTTATCATCCCACAAATCGTCAAGACCTAAATCTTTTTTTGCCTTATCAGCTATTTTACTAATATCAAAAGTATCCTTTATTTTATTTTCTAAGTTTTGACCAAAGGCATATCCATTTTTAGCCCAATCTCCAACATTGTTATACTCTAATTGTTTAAAGGATTTATAACCTTTTGGCTCTGCTCCAAGCCATTTATTTAAGTCTCCTTTAGCTTTTTGCAATGTACTTGTAATAGACTTTGTATGACCAACCATATCAGCTTTTCCAAGTCCTAACTTATCTCCAAGTCCTCCAAATTTATTTAAGACATCTACAAATTTATTCCAAGCTTTTAATGCCCCATTAATTCCATCTATAATAGAGTTTGCTAAATTAGTAGCAAATTCATCACATCCTTTTGTCATAGATATAAGATTATTTAATACTGCTGTGGCTAAATTAAAAAATAATTTCTTTACTGAATAAACTGGATGGTCTAATACATTTGTAAAAAACTCAGCAAATGATATAAAAACATTAATCCAGAAAAATACACTATTTATAATAAATGCTGTTAAACCCGATAATGCTCCTGCAACAATTCCAATTGCTGAATAAGATGTTCCTGCGAATTTATTTATTACAGCTATAGCTACAAAAAAGGCAACAACTATGGCTATAATTCCATATAAAATCCAAGTGATAGGGCAAGCTGCCATTGCTGCGTTCAATCCGTCCTGTGCAATTGTGCTTGCTACTAATGCTGCTGCTCTATAAGACTCTGCTATTATATGAGCAAAATTCATCGCTAAAGTTTTAGCAGATAACGCAATATCTTTTACTTTATTAGCTATACTAAGTAATAGTGCATTGTTATATACTAACATAGCAGCTGCAACTCCAAGTACTATTGGTGCAATAATACTCCAGTTCTGAGCAAATACATTAGTAATATTTAATGCTTGTGTTATTACCCAGCCAAGCACTTGCACTATCAGACTAACACCTACAATAATAGCATTTACAAATGCTTGAAAAAATGGACTTCCTAATATATTTATAATTCCATTAAAAATACTAAATGCAACTGCTCCTAAAACATATAACGAATCTATAAAATTATCTATAAAGGTTCGAAAACCCCTACTAGACATAGCTTGTTCTATTTTTTTCTGTATAACACCAAATATCATGATTGCATTATTTTTAATTGAAGTCCAAATTTGAGAAAATGTGTAAGGCATTTTTTCAAACTCTGAATTGGTCTGCTCTGCTGCTGCAAGTAATGAGTTTTTTACAATATCTGCTGTTAACATTCCTTCACTTGCCATACCTCTTATCTTCCCTATATCGACCTCGAGATAGTCGGCAATAGACTGAATAATATTAGGTGCTGACTCAAACACAGCATTTAGTTCCTCGCCTCTTAACACACCACTTCCTAAACCTTGTGTAAGTTGTAAAAGTGCTGAATTAGTTTCTTCTGTTGTTGCTCCTGCAATTACAAATTTCTTGTTAAGTTGTTCCGCGAATGCTACTATTTCTTTTGTACTACTAAATGCTTTGCCTGCATTCATGCCCACTCTGCTTACAATTTTTGCAGTATCTAAATAAGATGCTCTTGCTCTTTCCGCTGATTGAAATATCATTTTGTTGAGTCCTCCATCAGATTGTTGCCCGTCATTTATCATAGCTAGTCTCGCATTAGTACTCGTCATTTGGTCACTTAAATTAATCAAACCACCAACACTTCTCAATCCAATATAAGTTGCTACTAATCTTTTAGCATTTTCTACTAACTTATCTGTACTACTTGCTCCTTTTCTAACATCATCATTAAATCTTTTTTGTTGTTCATCAGCTTCTCTTATTTGTTGTTCTAATCTATCAAATCCAGCTTCTGCCCTTGCTAACTCTTCTCTAGCTGTTCTAATACTATTAGCATCTATAGCATTGCTAGATGTTCTTTGTAATTGCTCGAATGAACTTAATACAATATTCATAGCATTAGTCATGTGTCTAAAAGCAGGTGTCATTCCGTCGAAAATTCGGATAGATGTTTGTATAGTTGCCATTTTTCTGCTCTCCTTTCTGTTAATTTAGATAATAAAAACACTTACTAATTTAGTAAGTGTTTTTATTATGAATACATCTATTTTTTGCCTGCCCAAAATTGCTTGCCACAGTTCAAACATGTTACTCTAACTTTCTTTGCTCCTAAATTTCCAGCTACTAAACCTATTCCACCAGTTAAACTCGCTCCTACTACTGCTTTTCCTATACCAAAACCCTTTTTTTGAGCTGTCAAGGATGTTGAACCACACTTAGGACAACAAGCAACTGATTCTTGTTGAGCTTTTTCAATATTATTTTTTCTATTTTGATTGTTTGTTATTTTTTCCTTTTCTGAATTACTCATAGTATCATCAATAAAGTTGTTTTTTAACTCTTCAAAGGAAGAATCCACTATTTTTTTTGCTTCCTTTATATTCAAACCGCTTATTTCCATTACATTTTTTATTGCATTTACTTTTTCTTTTCTATATTTTCTATAAATCTCAGTCATATTTACTTCTATTCCATTAGCATCAATGATTAAATCATTTGATTTAATATTATTATCTTCAATAATCTCATTTTCTACAGCAGCCCCACAATTCGAACAAAACTTGCCTATACCTGTGATTTCTGCACCACAATTTGAGCAAAACATAATAATTCCCCCCTGTACAATATTTTTATAAATATTATACTATATCCATAAAAATTTTTACATTATAGTTTGACTCCAAAACCCATTTTAAGACCTGTAATTTTAGATAATTTCTTAAATGTGGTGCAGTGATAAATATCTACAACATGGATTATCTTCTCTTTTTATCACTTCATCATTTTTTTGAACATATACACTTTAATATGTCTAGTGATACAATATAAATCTTTTTCTGTAAGTTCTATATCTTTATTCATTTAATCCCTGCCTACCTTCTCCTTCCTCTCTTTTTCTCTCTTTCAGATTCTTTCATTGCTTCCTCTTCATCCTCTATCTTAACAAGTATTGAGGCGGCTGCTAATGCTCTCTCATTAACTTCTAAATTCATATATTCACTAGGTTTCCACTTTAATTTTTGGATACAATAATGAGTGATGCTAGCATCAAAATCACCGCCCCTAATTAGTTTTTTGCTTCTTCTACTTTATCTTCAAATGTTGTATCAAATCCATTAACTTCGTTAACTTTTACTGTATAATTTACATACTCACCTGCTGTAAGCATTGTTTTTAATAACTGAGCTTCTCCCATCACTCCATAACTATTTTGGAGTTCGGCATCCTTTAAATCTGGAAATACTGTAGATGCTACACATAACTCTGCTACATAACTATTGTAGTCAATTTCACTTGTGAATTGACCTGTTGGCTTCCCATTATTGCCAATCACTTTCACTCTTTTGGTACAGTTTCTTCTTAATACTTCATCTTCCTCAGAAGATAAAACTCTTAATTCCCATTCAACTGGCTTTCCTCCTTCGTCTAAAAATCTATCGCTTGCCACATACATTACATTCTCATTTTTTATTGCATTTTGACTTAAAAAAGCACTTAAATTACTCATTTCTTAATTCTCCTTTTATTTTAATTTTTACATAAAAAACACACATCTATAATTTATAAATGTGTATTCTATATCATACCTAATAAAATTTTAAATTCTTCTGGCATATCCCAATCATCAAAAGTAAAATCTATATCCTCATCTAAATATTCACTATCTGCATCAAATTTAGCTAATGTAACCTCATCCATATTGCAATCTTTTAATATAATAGTTTGACGACCTACTGAACTTGTTGGGTCTTCATTAGTAATTTGCATATCGAAATATATATCTTCTCCAGTTTCCTTATATCTAAGCATAAGTTTTCTAAAGATAGAAGTATTATAATGAACAGTTGCACTTCCTGTGCCTTCCCATCCAGTAGTTTTGTTTCCTTTTCCTGTTTGCCCTAAAATTGGTATCTTACTTTTATTCTTCTTAAATTTAGCCTCTACCTTGATACACTGCATAAGAAGGTATCTTTTACCTTCAATGGTAACATAGCATTCTGCCAAAGATGCACTTATTGCATCTTTTGACTTCATAGTAATATTTTTAGCCATTCTAATATTCTCCTTCCTAATTAACTAACTGAAACAGTCATATAAAGCTTACTCATAGCATTTATAACCTTAACCGCATCACTCACTATAACTGTTTTCTTGTCATTTCCAAGCTCCACACTAACATCATCAGTTTTAAAATCTTCTATTGCTCTAATGTTTTCTAATTCTTTATGGTGTTTTACTACATCATTCCAAAAGCTTATTCTTCCTGCTTTGTCATTTGGAACTTTACCTAAGTACTTTTCATTAAATAAAGTCGCTATATCATTAGCAATCTGGTCAAGTACTCTAACACTTTGATTACTTGAAAAGTCGTCATTCTTTTCATCTGTAAAACTAACAAAAGTATTTATATCCTCTAATACATGAACTTCATCTCCAACCTTATGAAATATAAACTTACCAGTTTTTAAAGCTTCTTCTAAATGTATTTGAGTGTAATTAACATCTACATCAAATTCACCATCATATCGCTTGTTAGTATTAGATTTATTTATATCGCATCCTGCTATAGCTCCAGCCACCCAATAAATCAAGCTAGATTCAACTAAATCTTTATCTTTAATCTTATTTTCTACAGATACTATACCTTCATAATCTGCATCACTTTTCTTATATAGTACTGTTTGAAACTTAGCTCCTACCTTATCTCTCATTCTCTTTGTAAATTCTACAAATAAACTTTTAATTTCTGTTGTTGTAGCCAAACATCCTAAAGCATTAAAGCTATAGCTTTCTATTTTATCCAAGAAAGCTTGGTACTCTGCTCCTGTCACAGCTTCGCCATTAGTTCCACCAGTAAATACAAGTCCTGCACTTGCTTCTAGTGTTGCATCCTTCTTCCAAGTGATATAGTCATTGTCTTGTAAGTCTGTAATAACTTTTGCTATTTGGGTATTTACTTTCTTATTATCCAAAAGTGTTACAACATCAAACTTAGTGTTATCATCAATGTTTGTTGTAACTACTATCTTCAGATCATTACCTCTTATTCCACTATATTTAGCAGTAGCAATAGTGCAACTAGCTTTAACACCTTTATTTAATTTATAAAAATAACCTAATCTTATATTTTTGAATAAATCTCTCAAACCTTTCAATTTTTCATGAGTGTAATCATATCCAAAATACTTTACTGAATACTTCTCAAAATCATCACTGGTTACTTGAAATACTTCTTCATTAATACCCCAATCAAGCTCAATTGGCATTGCTACAATACCTCTATCAGATAATGAACTAGTTGTCCTCTTAGCTGAGATAAAATTTATATAAGCACCTGGAAGTATTTTATTCTGTGTTACAAATGTTCCTCCACCTAAAGCCATCTAACTCACTCCTTTCATAAATTTATTTATCATATCTTCTACTTCTGAAAAAGAATATAATTCATCATCTTTTAAAATTGCATTTAATAAATCTTTTCTATTTACATACTTCTTAGAATTAACTATCTGCTCTTTAGTAAACTTATAGTCATCTTCTTTACTTAATGTTTTACTCAAAATTATCACCTCTCTTTAACCCACCAAATAATTCAACATCATTCATTTTTTCTGTATTATTACTTTTTATAGTAAAGTAGTTATAATCAACAAAGAAATGGAGTACATTATCTATAATTTCAAAGTTCATATTTGTACCTCTGACCAAATCTCCACCAATTTCTATATACTCTAATTCCTCCAGTAGCATCTCAGCTACCTCATTTATTTCAAATGATTTATCATTACTTTTGGGAAAATAATGTACATCAAAAGAGTTCTTTTTTAATGTCCTGCCACTTGGATATGATACTTTGCTTGGATTTAAAGGAACAATAAAAAAACAAGGTTCATTTATACCTTGCTCCACATCTTCACTATAAATTGTA